GTGATGAAGACTATGTGGAATACTATTAATTCCGCATCGTACGAAATCAACATGTCGGCGGAAGCCAGTGCGTCTAACACTGGTGGCCCCCACTCTGGGGTCACCAGTATTAGCGCGCGCTGACTAGCGCGGTTGGGGTCTTCCACCATCGGCCTGGGTGGATTTGACTCGATAATTCGAGTGACCCCGTATTTTCAATACAAGTCCATTTTGACTGACATGTCATTGGTGGTATCTCGCCAAGGCTCTGTTATCTTGAGTGGTGATGATGAAGGATTACCGGAATTCACCATCAAGGAACATGAGTACAAGCGCGAATACATGACAGTGTTCGGTCCCTGGTTTCATATAAGCGGATTAACGTTTAGTGGATCAGGTGTGGGTGAGTATAAAACAGGCGTGGCACGGATGTTTGCCGTCCGTAAGGATGCAGCATATTCCGCGATGTTGACGCGCAATCAACATCAGTTAAGTCGACGTTTGCGACAGAAATTATTTTGTTTCAAAAAACATTTGCACCGACATTATCATGATGAAGACTATGAGACTTCATTTCCCGAATGGTTATTTGCGCCGCATGCGAAGAAGAAGTTGCGGTTGTCAACATTTGAGCGCTCTTGTGCTGCTCGAGGTGATCATGTAGAGTATGATAGAAGTGTGAAGTATAAATTGAAACCTTTCGAATTGCTGAAACAAGGTAAGAAACGGGCTATTGGTGATTTGGGCGCGATGCGCACCAACGCCACCGCCTGGAGTGTGACCCAGTTTAAGGCAGCTTGGGAGAATAGGCACATTGATGGCAACTATACAATTGAGTTTGTTGCCAGACCCGATAAAGGATCACTAAAACAGGTGTTTGCCAACCTGATGGGTGTTTCAAAAGGCAAGGTGTTCTATAATTATTTTTCTGACGATTGTAACGTCGCGGCGGGTTGTGCAGACGGGAATTTTTATTGCAATGGAGATATTGAAAAATGCGATGCATCACATTTTACTCCTATGTTTAAGATTTTAGAGAATCTTTTGACCACTGATTGTTCCCATAAACCAACTCGAACCGCCAAGGCTATAAAACGCGCAATATCCTATTTGTTTAAGCCGTTGGTTGTCGTGAATAAATACAACCACAAACAACGGTGTAAGTACGAATTTAATAGTGCCCGGCTATATTCAGGCTCTATTTTGACCACTTTGGTCAACAATTGTGCGAATTTATGTATTGCGTTGGCGCTATCCCTTCGATGCCCTGACCCGGGGCAGGTTACCCGCGCTGAATTTGCTGAGATGTATAGAAAGTCAGCAGAGGATTGCGGATACATTATGAAGGTTAATGTTTGCGACAAACCTGAAGATCTCCAATTTTTAAAGCATTCACCAGTGCGAACTGAAACTGGAGATTATACACCAATAGTCAACATAGGCACGTACCTACGTGGCTTTGGTAAGACTTATGGGGACTTGAATGGTTCATCCAAGATCCCCTTGTCGATTCGGGCACGTCGCCACATTTCGGGTGTTGTTCGTGGTCGTTTGAATTGGGGAGACCATGAATTGGGGCATTCTTTCGACAAATTCTTGCTAGATGAATTTGATGAACGCGTCGTGAGTTGCGAACGCGCTCGTTCCGATGGCGATTGCCAACGGGTCGAATTAGATGCTATTGCTGTGCGGTACAGGTGTACTCCGCGTGAGCTTGAGATTTTATGCGATTACATACGCGAATCAGATCTTACTAGTATCATTTGGCTACCGATAATAGATAAGATTTACGCGGTGGATTATGGATAAGATTAATTGCTCTTTTGTAGGAAGGGGATAATATTCCTGCATCATATGTATATACCAC